TTCTGCTGTTCTTTCGTTAGTTCTGCTCCAGATAGTGCCATATCTTCTAGTTGTTTTCTCTGAAGCTCAAGAATTCTTAATCTTGACTCTTCCAACTCTTGCTCACGGATCCGTCGAATATAAGAAGACTCTTCTTGCCCAGCGGTCTCATTTAAGATGGCTACTTTTTCTTTAAGTTTAGCAATTTCTTTGGAACGAAGATCTACGCCCTTTTCTTGCTCCGCAATAGACTCCTTTAAGAGCTTTACTCTTAATTTTTCGGATTCGTTAAGCTCATCGGTCCGTGCAAGAAGTTCAGCTAAATCTTTTTTCGCTTGTGCTAATTCTTCTGGTGTTCGTTCGTCAGCCATTTAAAAAGCCCTCACTTAAATCTGCTCAATATAATTAGTTCTTAAATTAAAAAGACAGGGTATTATGCCCTGTCTGATTAGCCGCCGCCAAAGTTAGGAGGAGGTCCCGGTTGATTGTGTTTGCTTAAAGTCTGTGTACCCGAGCCTCTACCCTTGGAGGCATTCTTTACTGCATCATTTTCTGTTTCTAATTGTTTGACTAACCTTTCTACAAACCAGTTTCTAAGCCCTATAGGTAGGCTATAAGCCTCAGAAAAAGACCATCCACCCGAATACTTCAGGAAGAAAAATTGCTCGTAGATGTTCTCCATATAGTCATCGGTCAGGCCAAAAAAAGTCCGCAGTCAGCGGCACCTCCATGTCCTGCTCATAGCCACAGTTCTCACATTCGAAAACCTGAGTTAAATCGATGTTTGGTGTTGCAACTTTATAAACAAAACGCAGATGTCGTGAGTCTGCAGAGGGCATGTTTTCTACTACGTAGTTAATATTATTTTGCTCGGTATCACCGTTAACAGCTACGACGATCTGCCTCAATTGGCGAGTAACTGCATTTTCTTCTTGCTTTCTTTTTCGAGCACTTTCAAGTTGTGCCATTAAGCTCTTTTCATCTGTGCCACTGAGTAGTCGGAAAGTTACTTCGACCTTAGAGCGAGGAAGCAATGTTGTAAACGTACCATCTTCATTGGCGGTCGCCTCAGTATCCTGTAAGCTGTTACCCTTATAGACTTCTGCGTCATTTAGATCAA